GTACTTCGTACTCTTGCCTTCAAAGAGCCAGATACTTTCTTATACAACCCAGATACAGATGGACCAATTAAGCCAGGTCAGTTGACACAACTTGACCCTAATGACTCTATCACCTACATGAACTATGTTCAGTTCCCACCTCCACTGCCTCTTGATAAGTTGATTATTCTTAACGAAATTCAAACTAAGTTGGGTATGGGGCTTGAGTCTAAAGAAGGTGCTCTTCGTACTCTTGGTGAGGAATTCCCAGAAGAGAAACTAGAAGAGATTCGTCAAGAACTTATTTCAGATGCAACTGCAGATGGCGCATTGCAATTGGTCAAGATTCAGATTCAGAAAGAAATCATGGATATGACAGGAATGATGCCTGGTCCAGATGGAAACTCTGCTATTCCTATGACTCCTCAAGAGTTGGGTGACGGAGATGTAATGGGAGATGGTATTCAAGGACCAGAGACTCCTGAAAACATTGACAGCCCTGAGAACCAAGCCGCTGCTGGTTTTGAGGACCAATCCGAGAGTTCAATTCGGGAAGCGCTTGTGACCCAAGCCTATGGAACTAAAATTCCACAGAGAAGGACGGTCGACAAAGACAACTAAGTTTCTGATAAATATCAGAATATAACGAGACAAAAGCAAGTAAATGCTATGCAATTATCTCGTAACAAACCCCAAAGTGACACGGGCTTCGGCCCATTCGGACAATAACCCAAGAAAGATAAGTGAATACTATGGATAACCAAGTAGAAGCAGTAGGCGACACATTGATGGGACACCCTATTGATGGAGTCGTAGAAATTCAACAAGCACCAAGTGAGGAATTCGTGGCTTATACCGCAGACGACATTGCTAAGGCTCGTGAACAAGAGAAAGCAAAGTTGTATCCTCAAATGGAAAAAATGAAAGAAGAACTTGCGTCCCTTAAGAAAGAACGCGAAGAAGAAGCATCACGACGTGCAGCACTAGTTGCTGAACGCGATGCACAAGAAGCCGCTGCTGCAAAAGCAAAGGCAGAAGAAGAACTTTCCGCAAAAGAACTCCTCATAAAGAAGGAGCAAGAATTCCAGGCTCTACTTGAGCAGGAACGTCTTGAAAGAGAAAAGGCTTTTGCTCTACTAGAGCAAGAACGAAAGTTCCAAGAAGTCATGAATTACCGTGCACAACGAATTGAAGAAGAGCGCGAGAATATCGTGCCAGAACTTCTAGATTTAATTGACGGTAATAATGCTGAAGAAGTTGAGCAAAGCATTGCAATGCTCAAAGATAAGTCTTCTCGTATTTTAAGTTCTGCACAGCAGGCTATGCAAAGTGCGAGACAACAAATGGCGGGAGCACGTGTTACCGCTCCTGCATCAGGACCCCTCGATAACGATACGGACCAACAAATCTCTACTCCTGATTCAATCAGGGAAATGTCATTGGCAGACTATGCGAAGAATCGAGCCAAATTACTTGGCAGCGCTGCATCAAATAGAGGCCAGGGTCTCTTCGGTTAAAACCCAATCAACCAACTAAGAAAGGACTTGACCTCAGATGGCAAGTGCAATTACAGGAACAGGGCAACTCGCTGGTGCCCCAACGGCTTATTCAGGTGCTAATAGCAGCCTGAACCAAGCAATTCAAACAATCTGGTCAAAAGAAATTTTGTTCCAGGCAATGCCAATTCTTCGTTTCGAACAATTCGCAGTTAAGAAGACTGAACTAGGAGTTGCTCCTGGTCTTCGTGTGAACTTCCTTCGTTACAAGAACTTTGCAGTGGACCCAACTCCACTAACAGAAGGTGTTCGTATGACCACCAACGCTCTCACAGCAGAGCAAATCGCAATTACAGTAGCAGAACACGGTTATGCCGTTGCTGTTTCTGAGTTGCTACTCAATGCATCATTCGATGACGTAATGGCTTCTGCTTCACGTCTTCTTGGCCGTCACATGGCTCAATATCTTGACGTACAGGCTCGTAACACACTCTCTGCTGCAACTTCAGCAGTATTTGGTTATGACCGTTCAGGCGTACAAGGAATCAACGACTGGTACAACGAAGGTACTCGCGGTTCATCAATCGCAGGCCTAACAGGTGCCTTCAAGTTGACAACAGGTGCAATCAAGGATGCTGCTCTTACCCTTGCTGGTAAGAACATCCCTCGCCTCGGTGAGACCTATGTACAGTTCGTACACCCTAAGCAGTCTCGTGACCTTCGTTCGAACCCAGAGTTCATCGAAGTTACAAAGTACGCTGCTCCAGGAAACTTCATGCTCGGTGAAATCGGTCGTTTGTACGACGTAGTATTCATTGAGACAACACAGGTTAAGAAGTTGTCATCTGGCGTTGCCTTTGACTACTCTTCACTAGTCGGCGCTCCATCAGACCAATACTCAACACCAGTAAAGGCTAACACTGCTCCTGGTCAAGGTGGAAACCCAGAAGATTCTGGTGCAACTGCAACATCTGGTACACCAGGTGCAGACATCTACGAATCAATCATGATTGGTGACAACGCATTTGGTCACGCAATCTCACTTCCAGTTGAACTTCGCGATGGTGGTGTTCTTGACTTCGGTCGTGAGCACGCTCTTGCTTGGTACGCAATCTGGGGTCTTGGTGTTATCACCGACCAATCAATCGTCAAGGTTTACACAAACTAAGACACTTTTTACCAATGTCTGGGAGCCATACTCTTTCTTTGGCTCCCAGCCATTTTAACTAACTAACAAGGAGAATAAACACCGTGGCAAATACACAAACAAGTCCGCTTGACGCAACAGGTCGTGCAGCGGAACAAGCAACAAAGAAGAATGCAAAGATTCTTCAAGACCGCAAAGATGAGATTTCAATTGCGGCACAAATTGAGGCAGAGAGTCTGGCTAATGATGTCTTCGACCCAAAGAAGCCAGATACACCTCTTGTTCTAGACGAGATTGAAAACGTCGGAGTAACAACTGCTAATGACACAGTCATCATTCGTACAATTACCGATATTGAAGATATGACATATGGCGTAGGAAATCACTACACATTTAAAGCAGGAGTTAAATACCGCGTTCCAGTTGACCTTTCAAATTACTTAGAACAACTTGGATATATTTGGCGGCCTAACTAAGCCGTCTACAGGTGTCCATCTCAACTGGTACCCCGCCCTCCTCCCAGTTGGGGTGGACCTTTTCTTTTTGTGCTTACTAAATCTCAAATAAAAGAGATAATGCTCTAGAGATTATTACGGAGGTTTCGTGGCCACATTAAGTTCTTTATCAGCCCGTTTAAGGACTGAACTTGGGGATATGGGCAAATCCTTCGTTTACAGTTTTGTTGCCGATGGCACAACCAATCGCTTTCTCATCCCATACTCACCTTTACAAGGTCCCACTCTAGTTATCCATGTAAATGGAGCGGATGTCTCTTCTGCTGTTGAAGTTGAGGAAGAAACTGGATATCTTACCTTTGATAGTACCCCTAATGCTGGGGCACCAGTTGTTGTTGCTGGATTTTACTATCGTTATTTTACAGATAACGAAATTTGCAACTTTGTCAATGATGCTTTTGCCCAACACATTCAGTACCATACAGATGCTTATGGTCGAACCGTTACAATGACAAATCTTCCTCAAGTAGAGGAATATCCTGTTGCTGTTTATGCCGCTACTTTGGCGCTTTATACCCTAGCAACAGATGCTTCTTTTGATATTGATATTACCGCTCCAGATGGAGTGATGATTCCTCGTTCTGAGCGTTACCGTCAACTTATGCTAATGGTTGATTCAAGAAAAGAACAATACCGTGAATTATGCTCACAACTTGGTATTGGTCTATACAAGATTGACGTATTTTCATTGCGCCGAATTTCAAAAACTACAAATCAATATATACCAATTTTTATTCCACAAGAGGTGGACGATATATCATCTCCACAACGCGTACTTTTGCCTATTCCAAATTACGGCGCTTCTGCTACACCTTCTTCAGTACCAAACTACGACCTTACAATGTATCAAGGCGATTCTTTTTATGTTGAACTTGATTTTGCATTTGATGTTACACAGTATACTTGGCGTTCTGATATTGTTACTTTGCCTGGGTATGCAACTGCGTTAGCGTCGTTTACTATTGCACCAGTCACTGGTTCTACAACAAAACTTGCTTTGTCCTTAACTAGTGACCAAACAACATCTCTTCCACAACGTTGTTACTGGGATATTCAAGCAAAATCAATTAATGACCCTACCTATGAGCAAACTTATATGCAAGGTATGATTTTTGTAACACCTCAGGTGACTGAATGACACATTGTTCTTTTTGTCATAATCCAATGCCTGAGTGCACTTGCGTAGTTCAAGAGATTATTGTTCAACCTCCAGTTCAACAAAAGATTGTTGTTGGTACTGGACAAGGCGGTGCTCGAGGAATTCAGGGAACACAAGGTACTCAAGGAACTACGGGTCTGCAAGGTACTCAGGGAACTCAAGGTGCTATTGGTTTACAGGGTGCTATTGGTCTACAGGGTATTCAAGGAAGCGCTTACACACCTCCATCTATAACAAACACTTTTTATGTAGATAAAAATGGAAATGACAATAATAACGGTCAAAACCAAGACACAGCATTTTTGACAATTAAAAAAGCAATGTCTGTTGCTACCTTTGGTACAGCAGTTAAAGTTGCAAGTGGTAATTATGTTGAAAATAACCCAATTACAATTCCTGCTGGTGTTTCTCTCATAGGAGATAGTCTTCGTACTGTTAAAATTTCAGGAGTAACACCGACAGCAGATATATTCTATGTTAACAACTCTTCATATATTACTGAAGTTACGTTTACAAACCATGTAAGCCCTGCTGCAGCGGTTGCCTTTAACCCCGATGGTTCTGCTGGTGCTATTTACAGCAGTCCATACATCTACAACTGCTCATCAGTAACCACAACAGGTACTGGTATGCGCGTAGATGGCGCACATGCAAGTGGTGGTAAGTCAATGGTAAGCGGTGAGTACACTCAAGTAAACAGTGGTGGTATTGGTATTCATATACTTAATCAAGGATATTCACAACTTGTAGGAATATACACAATTTTTACAGACATTGGTATTTTGTGCGAAAGTGGCGGATTCTGTTCTCTTATTGGTTCTGATACTTCTTTTGGTAACTATGGTTTAAAGGCATCTGGAACAAGTCCACTTCTTTATAGTGGAACTACGTCAGAAATTTTGGTCAACGATACTGGTGCAACAATATCTGGACTATCTCATACCCCATACGTTAATAACACTGTTACTTTTGATAATGGAACTACCTATTACACAGTAGAAACAGTAACCCCAATATCGGGTGGAAGTTCTACAATTACCTTTACTGAAAATGTTGCAACTCCAGTTTCTGCTGGTACTACCGCTAAGTTTTATCAACCAAGCCGTATTACCGCTTCAGGACATACGTTTGAATACTGCGGAACTGGAATTGACCCAGTATTAGCGCTCCCTCAATCTGGTGGAATTCCAATTGAAGCAAATGAAGTTATTGAAGTAAATGGTGGACGTGTCTATTACACTAGTACCGACCAAAAAGGCAATTTTAAAATTGGTGGTGACCTAACTATCAATCGTGGTCAAGGAACTATTACAGGCGTTACATTTGATAAGAGTTTGTTTGCAGTCATGACACCCTACATACTAGCCTTAGAAGGATAAGCAATGGCATCAGTACTAAATGTATTTAAAACAGTAACAGCAGAATTAACAACTTCTCCTGCTACTTTGTACACTGCTCCTACAGGGTACACAGCAGTAATTCTTATGGCTCAAATTTCAAACATAACCTCTTCTTCAGCACAAGTTACTTTTTCACATTATGACGGTTCTACAACAACAGAACTATTAAAAGGATTTGCAGTGCCACCAAATGATGCGGCATCTGCAACTACAGGAAAACTTGTTGTACAAACAGGGCAATCAATAATTGCTTTGTCTGACACAGCAAGCGCATTAAAAGTAGTTTTGAGCGTTTTGGAAACACTCAATGGCTAAAACCGTATCAGGTAGAGTAAAAAAGACCCCACCAAGTCAGGTCTCTCCTGAGAGGTATGACTTCATTGAACTGGCAGAGACTGAGCCAGACCTTGGGGTACCCAGTACTGATGGGTTTGTCCTTTCATCCAACATAGATGGAAATAGAAGTTGGGTAGGGGTTGCTTATACCCACGTTCAAGGAGTTGCAAGCGATACATGGATTATAATTCATAATTTACATTTTAAGCCTAACGTTACAGTTCAAGATTCGGCTGGTAATATAGTCGAAGGCGAAATTACGTATACTAATTTGGACTCTTTAACAGTTAGTTTTCAAACAGCATTTTCAGGCGAAGCCTACTTATCTTAAGGAGATAACCAAATGGCACGTAAGTTTTTAACCCCCATTGATTTAGGCAAACTTGAACTTCAAAATGCCCAAATTCAAAATTTAGCAACACCCCCAACAAGCCCTGTTGAAGGCCAGATTTACTACGACACAGTAGATAAGTACATCAAGCAATGGAACGGTACTGCTTGGATTGCGTTTGGTCCACAAGGAACACAGGGAACCCAAGGCACACAAGGTACCCGTGGAGCACAAGGTACACAGGGAGTTCAAGGTGTACAGGGTACACAAGGAACTGATGGAACTCAGGGAACTCAAGGTACAGATGGTACCCAAGGTACTCAGGGTACAGACGGTACTCAGGGAACTCAAGGTACTGACGGTGCTCAAGGTACATCAGGTACTTCATTTACATGGAAAGGTACTTGGGATGCTGGAGTTGCGTACAACACTAACGATGTAGTCCAATATAACGGGTCTTCATATATTTCTATTGCATCTAACACAGGTGAGGAACCAGATGTTACTGGTTTTTGGAACCTTCTTGCTGCTCAAGGCGTTCAAGGAACCCAGGGAACCCAAGGTACACAGGGAACTCAGGGAACACAAGGTACGGATGGAACCCAAGGTACCCAAGGTACCGATGGTACCCAAGGTACACAGGGAACTCAGGGTACAGATGGTGCTCAAGGTCTTCAAGGACACAGCGACCGTTATGCAACCACGTCTAACACCTCTAATGACATTGCAGTTGCTAATAACGTTACCTTTACTCTTAATGACTTAAATCTTTCATACTCTGTAGGTCAAGATGTAATTATTGCCGAAGATATAAATAACATTATGTACGCAACAGTTGTTTCTTATGATGGAACAAACCTTGTTGTAAACGTTAACCGTGTTGTTGGTTCAGGAACAGCAGTTACTTCTTGGACAGTAAATCTAGATGGCGCAATTGGTATTCAAGGTACTGAAGGACAGCAAGGTACTCAAGGTACCCAAGGAACTGACGGAACCCAAGGTACCCAAGGTACTCAAGGAGTCCAAGGAGTTCAAGGACTACAAGGTGTACAAGGCGTTCAAGGAACACAGGGTGTAGATGGTCAACAAGGAACTCAGGGTACTCGTGGCGCACAAGGCACTCAAGGAGTGCAAGGCGTACAGGGAGTTCAAGGAACCCAAGGAACTCAAGGCACTCAAGGAACCGATGGAACTCAAGGTACAAATGGAACTCAAGGTACCCAAGGAACGCAAGGTGTACAAGGTACATCTGGTCAACTTGGAACTTACGCAGAAACCATTACTGGAGATTCAACCGATGGTGGAATGTCAGGAACTACACAGTTCCCAATTACACACAATCTAGGAACTGAAGACATCATGGTTACTGTATGGGATACTGATTCCAAAATGGAAGTTGTAACAGATGTTGCTTATGTAACTACTACATCAGTAACTGTTGGATTTGCAGTAGCGCCAGTTACTTCTAAGTCATATCGAGTAGTAGTAAAGGCATAATACTCACTTACAGTACTATGTTGTTTGAGCACTAAGTGAGGAGTTTTACAGATGGCCCGTGAGTACGTCGTACCGCTAGGTTTATTACACCTGGCCAGCGACCCCACGGGCCATTCTGCTGGAGACCTTTATTACAATACAACCTCTAATAAAGTTCGTGTATATGACGGTGCTAGTTGGGCAAATGCTGGTCTTCAAGGAATTCAGGGCGCTCAAGGTACTCAAGGCACCCAGGGAGTACAAGGAACACAGGGCGTATTTGGTACTCAAGGCTTTACTGGTTCTCAGGGTGTGCAAGGAACTCAAGGCACACAGGGAGTACAAGGCACTTTAGGTGCTCAAGGAAGCCAAGGAACTCAGGGCGTACAAAGTCTTTCTATTCAAGGAACTCAAGGCGTACAAGGTGTTCAAGGAACTACTGGTAGTCAAGGGGTTCAAGGAACTACTGGTTCGCAAGGCGTGCAGGGAACACAGGGAACTCAAGGAGTACAGGGAACACTTGGCGCTCAAGGCTCTCAAGGTACTCAAGGAACGCAAGGAACTCTTGGTTCACAGGGAGTTCAGGGAGTTCAAGGCGTTCAAGGCAATCAGGGTGTACAAGGCACTCAAGGAACTCAAGGAGTACAGGGTACGCAGGGTGCTACAAACACCAACAACTCTCACCTTTCAGTTTCTTTAGCAACTGCTGCAGTCCTTCCTAACTCACCTACTTACACAGCAGGTTCTACTGATGCCTCTGGTGGAACTGGAATTGGCGCTTACCTACAAGCAACAACATTTGGCGCCCTTGTAGTTGATGGTGTAACTGTTACTTCTGTAGGACAGAGAATCTTGGTTAAAGACCAAGCAACAACTTTAAATAACGGTATCTATGTAGTAACCACTATTGGTAATGGCTCTACCTATTGGAAACTTACTCGTGCCTCAGACTACGATGACAGTAGTAGCGGTGAAGTTCAATACGGCGATTTTATGCTTGTTATTGCGGGCAATACTCATGCGGGTCAAACATGGATTCAATACGGTTCAGGTTCTTTAGTTAATAACACATTAAAAATTGGCACAGACCCAATTCTCTTTACACAAACTACAGGTACTGGTACTCAGGGAGCAACTGGAGCAACTGGCGCTGGTGGCGTCATTGCTAACTATGGTTCTTTCTACTCAACAGTAGACCAGAACGCTACGACTGGCGGAGCAGCAGTAAAATTTGATACAACAAACATCAATAATGGTGTGACCCTTGTTACAAATGGTTCTGCCCTTACTCGTGTAACAATGCCAGTAACTGGCACATACATGATTGATTTTGCTGGTCAACTCGCTTTAACTGGCCCAGGAAATCACACAGCAAATTTTTGGCTAGTTAAAAACGGGTCTACTGCAGCATCTACAGCCTTTGATATAGAGTTATCTAGTACTACCCCAACACTTACTAGTTGGGTGTGGCAGGTTAATGCAACTGCTGGCGATTACTACGAAGTGTACTGGAACGCAGATTCCACAAATGTTTATTTAAATGCCACGGCTGCAGCATCTCCAGTTCCTGCAGCAGCAGGAGCATTTGTTCGCGTCACTCAAGTTAACTACCAAGGTGCCCAAGGTACACAGGGTGTGCAGGGAACTCAAGGTGTACAAGGTACTCAAGGTGTACAAGGCACACAAGGCACTCAGGGTGTTCAAGGTATTCAAGGAGTTCAAAGCCCATCTATACAAGGCACACAAGGCACACAAGGAACCACTGGTGCACAGGGAACACAGGGTCTACAAGGTACACAGGGTGTGCAGGGCACACTTGGTGCTCAGGGTGCACAAGGAACTACTGGTTCACAGGGAACGCTTGGTGCTCAAGGAGCCCAAGGAACTTTAGGTGCACAGGGAACTCAAGGAACTACTGGCGCACAAGGAGCAACAGGTGCACAAGGAGCGCAAGGAACTCAGGGTACGCAGGGCGTTCAAGGTGTTCAAGGCGTTCAAGGAATTCAAGGTGTACAGAGTCCTTCTATTCAAGGTACACAGGGTGTACAAGGAGTGCAGGGCGTTCAAGGTACCCAAGGTGTACAAGGAACCCAAGGTGTACAAAGCATTGCTACACAGGGAACTCAAGGAGTGCAAGGAACTATTGGAACAACTGCGGCAGACCCTACAGTTACTGTCTTACTATTTGGCGGTATGTAGTAACTCTGTACTTCCACGATGTATCTGGCTATGTTGTGCAGCCTCTTGTAAGAATTTAATTGGACGATATTTACCAGGCTTGAGTGTGTAAGTAAAGAATGTCTTCTGGTTATCTTCCTTTTTCATTCTAAAATTAAAGATATACCAATCCACTGGGCAGTTAATTCCTCGTGACTCAATGTCTGCTACAGCCTTTTCTGCTCCTGCTCTACTCACCATGTATCCTGCACATGACCATTGCTGATAAGAAATACACACGTTTTCGGCGCCTATACTGTGTTGCTCTTCGTTGTATGCAAATAGCGAGTCATCAGGAACAAAAAAAGAAAAGAAATCCCAATCAAGAGGCAATTCAGCCATGTATAACTTAATCACAGATTTAAAATTTTTACTTATAAGAATGTCATCTTCAAAAACAATTAAAGTGTCGTAGTTGGACTGCAAAAATCTTTTATAAGCCATGTAATTACTTGCCCACACACCAACAACTCCAGCGCTAGGTGGAAAGGTCTCTCCTGGTTGGCAGTAATCCTCAACAGTGTTCACTTTAAATTCTGGGTGCAAATTAATAAAATTCTCTACTTTATCTACAGTATTAAGGTACATTGTGGAGGAACCAAGCCGAGGTAAAAAAGAAACTCCCTGAAGAATTAAATCATACGATTTATTACGAAGTTTATTTCCAGTGTCAGTATGAAAGACTTCAAAGCAAGCGTTATCTAACATTTAACAAACCACATCTGGTAGCCATCTTCAAGACACTTTATCTCTCCTTCACAAACTTGCATAAAGGCATTGACACCACGCATAGGCTCTAAAAAGGGTTTGCCACCTTCTGCCCACAGGTAATCATCAAAAGCAATAACTCCACCAGGTTCAAGTACTTTAAAAGCGTTAAGGCCATCTAGAGCCGTTTGAAGGGCTGTGTGGCTGCCATCAATATAGATAAAGTTATATGTTTTTTTATTTGTGTTGAAGAACTCATCACTAGTCATCTTATGTTTAATAACTTTATTGTTTTTTATAAATCTTGAATCGTAATAACTTTCAACTGAGTTAAAATCTAATTGCTCGTGCTGTTCTTCTTCACTACCTGCCCACGTATCTACATCGTCAATCGTTACAATATCCCGATTAATCAAAAGCCACTCAGTAGCATCTCCTGTATATGTTCCTATCTGAAGGGCACGCAGAGGAACGTTGGGGCATTTTCTATCAAAATATGGAGATACATTTTGAAACCAATTAGGAAACATTAAAATAATTTCAGGTTATTAATGCAACCGTTGACATACTCTTGGGTCATATCGACATTATCTAGCAGATGGGTAAATAACGCTTTGCTCTCTTCTTTGCGACCTAACCACCAGCCAGCAACAGCCTTTTCAAACATCAATACATAGGGGCCGTTATATTCAACATAAACTGGAAGAGGTTGGTTATAACTTGCCATAGTGTATACAAGCCCTAACTCTGCAAAGGTGTAAGCCTTTTGCCATTCTTTATTACGTTCATGAATTCTAGAGAGTAAAAAATAGGCTTCTGGTCTTCCAGGCAAAAGGGTTAGTGCATGCAAGAGAGTTTGATAGACAGTAGCATTTCTATCCCCTTGTTTTGAAAAGCAAAGAGACATTCTTATAAGGGAAGTATAGGCAATTAATGGATGAGTTTTATACCCACGGTCAGCGGCTCTTAAATAAAACCCAGCAGCAGATGCATATTGTCCTAAATCGTAGTAGGCATTAGCAAGGGCAAAGTTTTTTTCTGGGTTGTATGAGTCAAGAGCAACATCAACCGCTAATTCTTTAATTGCCATATGTTTTTGCCTCTTCAATCATTTCGTCAATCACAGACTTAGGAACTTCTAAAACAAATGCTGAATTATCTTGAACGCCAAAACTTACTAATAAATTGTCATTAATTAAAGCGGCACCTACACAAAACTCAATCGGGGTATCCATAAAAGCAAACTCTTTGCTGAGTCCTACAAAATTAAATTCTTTATCCCACACAACTAAACGATGGCGATACGTTGAATCTTTTTGGTCAAGATAGTTTCTCCATAAGTTTACTTCGTGAGTAAAGGTCAAATAATAATCGCCCCAAGTAACAGTGTGAGAACCTCCTCTTTGGTCTTTAGGAGGATTAGGCATATTGTTATTTAATATAATTTGCTTTGTTTCTGGTGCATTAGGATTTGACCAAACTACTTCAGTTGGCATTGTCCATTTAACAAAATGATAAGGTTTATCAAGAACTGGTGAATAATTTTTTTCGCAATATGAAGAATCGTTACCAGTTGCAGGCATGCGAACTCTTTGAACTTCTTTGACGGTCCAGTTCTCTTTATCAATCTCTACCTTGCTGTACTCCATGCGACCTTGTCCATTGGTCGTGGTATCACGACGAACACCTATTAAATAGTAATCACCGTCCCATTGAACAACGCGGGCATCTTCCAAACCAACAAACTCCCAGATAGGTGCGTGTAGTTCTAGCATCTCTACTTTGGTGTAATTGATAACATTGTAATCTTTATCTAATCGGCATAAAAAGTTGTTGGTAACAAGGCGTTGGTCTTTCTCTGGGTGTAAGTAAGTAAGAGGCCCCCATGGACTAAAAAAGCGCTTTTCATTTTCAGAAATATAAAGTGTGTAGTTAACTTGTCGTAAGTTAACCAAAATATCGCCATCATCGTCTATATAGACAGAAGGGTTCATTAGACCCAGACCATTACTGAGAGAGTTAGGTATAATTATGGGCGCTAATTTTCCCCCCTGAGAAACCGACTTTTGCACCAAATTCATAGGGGCAACTTATCACAGTTTACTGGTACAGATTGGTTACTAATGGGGATAATTTCAGCATCCCTTCGAAGGAGTTTTTGTGGCCACATCTTACTTGACACTTGGGCAAGCACAGGCGGGTACCTCCGCTACTTTGCTCTATACAGTTCCTGCAACAACATCGGCTGTTGTCTCTAGCCTCGTGCTATGCAACACCACATCCTCTGCAGCGACCATTACAGTTTATTCAAATAAGGCAGGAGCGACAAACACTGCCGCTACAGCGATTGTCTATCTTCAGACAATTCCGCCCTATACAACTCAGACTTATACCCTTGGTATTACCCTTACTAACTCAGGTACTGCCGATACTTTGTATGTTCAATCTGGAACAGCATCAGCAATTACCTGCACAGCATATGGAAGCCAGATAGTCTAAGATGGCACAAAATAACCCTGTTGGTACCCACATTGTCACCGATGGTCAATTTGGTAGCCGTGTTTTTCTAGGAAATACATCTCCTTCATACCCTATCTCTGGTGACTTTTGGATTGATAACACCCAGGGCTCTGCGCCAACAGCAAACTTTACAACCTACACCGCTACAGGTGGAGAGACCTCAGTAACAGCCACCTATACACCTGGCTATGAAATGGTCTTCTTGAATGGTGCGAAGTTGGTACGTGGCTCTGACTACACCGCAACAAATGGAACTTCTATTACTGCCCTAGGTGCATTGGTTGCTTCAGATGTAGTTGATGTTTATGGATTGACTACCGCTACTGCAACAGGAAGCGTTCCATTATCTACAATTACAACAGCGGGTGATTTGATTGTTGGTACTGGAACATCTGCAGCAACACGTTTGGGCGTTGGAACATCAGGTCAAGTTTTGACCTCAAATGGCACAACACCAACATATACTTCTACTCTGTCAGGTATTACTGAAAACAATTTAACTTTAACAGGAACGCTTACAGCCGCAAGTTCTGTAGGTACTTCTGGGCAATATCTACAAACAACGACTACTGGCGTACAGTGGGCGACACTCAGTGCCGTCAGCAATGCCAAAGTCTACTTCATGAAAGGTTAATCAATGGCCAGCGGACTATTAGGAAAAGCCAACCCAGCGGCTACTACGTGGACAAACATCTACACAGTACCGTCAGGAAAGTTATCAAGTTTTTCAATCAATGCATGCAACCAGAGCACATCTACCGCAACAGTATTGGTTGCCGTATCTGCCTCCGCTACATCAGGCGGTATTGTTGCCTCTGAGTATGTTGAATATAACGCAGTACTTTCAGGACAAGGCGCAACTTTAGAACGTACTGGTCTAGTTACTAGCCAGGCATCGGCTGCATATGTATGGGTACAGGCATCAACTGCAAACGTTTCATTTCAAGTCTATGGATATGAGGAATAATAATGGGTAAGAATATAAGCACAATTGTTTCAGGCTCAGTTCCTACAGGTATTCCTTATGGATTAACTCTTCAACAGACCATTACATCAGGTACATCAGTCACTATTCCTACTGGTATTTCTTGGGTTTATGCAATTTGCGTTGGTGGTGGTGGTGGCGGTGGTAATTTGCAAGGCGGTGGCGGTGGTGGTGGTTATGCCGCTGGATGGGTGCCTGCTACTTCTACTTGTGTAATCGGTGCTGGCGGTTCTTCAAATGCAATTGGTGGTTCAACACGTTATGGTTATTTAACTGCTGGTGGTGGCGCTGGTGGTAGTAATGCTGGCGCTCCATCTATTGGTGGAACTAGCGCATCGGGCGGTGGTGGTTCTAATGGACAAGTTGGTGGACCATCAGTTATTGGTTTTTTTGCAGGAGGAAGTGGTTATACAGGAGCAACTGGAGGCACGGGAGGTCAATCAAGCACTGCTGCCGTTTCTGCAATTTGTACTGGTGGCGGTAATGGTAGTAGCAATCCAGCAGTTACTCCCAACCCTGCAGCAGCGACTGCTGGTGGTGGAGGTTACTACAACTCTTCAACCGTTGGTGCTTCTGGTGGAAATGCTAACGGTTATACAGGTGGTGCTTCTGGTGGTAACGGAAGCGGTGGCGGAGGTGCGGGATACTTAGGAAATGGTGGTGCTGGTAGTAGTGCAACTGGTGGTACAGGTGGTTCTGGCGGTGGCGGTGGTGGTGCTGGCTCAACCACTCCTGGTGTTGGCGGTAACGGTTGCATAGTTCTTTACTATTAAAATTTAAGGAGAATAAATTATGGCAATAACAGCAGCAATGATGTCTGGCAATACAGTAAGCAATGTACTTGTCGTAGATGACATTGAACAAAGCGCAAAAGATTTAGGCTTTGTTCTTATTGAGTACACAGCAGATAACCCTGCTGGTATTGGTTATACCTATGACTCTAATACTAAGAAATTTACTGCTCCTGTCATTACTGAATAAAAAATTAAAGCGCCCAAAATCTTTCCAGTAATAGTAAAGGACATAGATAAATGACAAACGCAAGAAAGATAAGCGGTTTTGTATTACCTAGTGGAGCAACCTCTAGTTACCCCGCAAACCCTGTCATAGGTCAACAATTCTATGACACAACTTTAAAAGTTCTTGTCATTTGGAATGGAAGTAACTGGTCACAGGGCGTTGAATACTCTGCTCCTTTTGCTCCTACTATTGGTACTGCTACAGCACAAAATAAAGCGGCTTCTGTAACATTTACTGCTCCTTCATATAATGGTAACTCTACTATAACTGGATACACTGTTACCTCAAGTCCTGGTGGAATTACAGCAACTGGAACATCAAGCCCAATTGTTATTACAGGTTTGACAGGTGCTACTAACTACACGTTTACAGTAACTGCAACAAACGCATATGGAACAAGCCCAGCATCTGCTGCATCAAATCAAATTACTACATATAACTATTCTGTAACTGGTGGAACAATTACATCAGACTCAACTTATTATTACAACACTATTAAAAGTACAGGAACACTTGTAGTTACTGGTTTAAACCTTACTGCTGACGTACTTTTAGTTGCTGGTGGAGGTTCTGGTGGTTACTACCGTTCAGGTGGCGGCGGTGCTGGTGGTGTACTTGCTGCTGCAAGCCAAACACTTGCTAATGGAACAACTTACACAGCAACTATTGGCGCTGGTGGAACTGGTGGAACAAGTGGACATAACGGAGTAAACACAACATTTACTGGTGGAGCATTATCTCTAACTGCTGCTGTTGGTGGTGGTAGAGGTGGTTGTGGTGCAGGTGCTACTGGAGGTTCTGGCGGTGGAGGTCAATACAAAAATAGTGGTGGTGCTGGTACTTCTGGACAAGGTAATAACGGTGGTGCAGGCTGTGCTTCTAACGTATATGGAGGTGGTGGCGGTGGAGGTGCTGGCGCTGTTGGTGGTTCTGGTGCAGGTGCTGCTGGAGGAGCAGGAACTAACACAGTAACAAACTGGGGAAGTTTAGCAGCAGTTGCTGCTGCAGCAGGTATTGGACAGTGCGGCTACATTGCTGGAGGTGGCGGTGGTGTTTATGGAACCAGTGGTACTACTGGTGGTGGTGGTGGCGGAGCAGGTGGCGGCGGTGCTGGAGGCATGACAGGTTGTGCTGGAACCGCTAATACTGGGGGTGGCGGTGGTGGTGGTGGAAACTGTGCTGGAGGACCAGGGGCTGCTGCTAATGGAGGTTCTGGTCTTGTTGTTATTCGTTATACACGCTCACAGTTAGGCGGTTAATCATGGCTCATTATGCAAAAGTTGAAGATGGCATTGTTACAGAGGTTGTTGTTGTAGACAACTCTGTTACTGATGGTCAAACCTTTTTATCTGAAGAATGCGGTCTTGGTGGAACGTGGATTCAAACATCTTACAATACCAGGGGCGGAGTACACTATGGTTCAGATGGAAGACCTGATAACAAAGCGCCTCTTCACTATAACTTTGCTGGTATTGGAGATAGTTGGGATGGCGTAGGGTTTGCTGAACCTAAACCCTTTCCTTCTTGGATATTTGACACATCAACATATACTTGGAAATCACCTGTTCCAAGACCTAAAGATAATATTCAGGAACTATGGAATGAATCTACTCAGTCTTGGGAAACTGTAACTAATTAATTTTTGCGCCCAATAACTAGGAGATAAAATGACTAATTACAAGTACCTACGTGGTGCTTCTATTAGTGACCCTTCAAGAGTTATTTTTGATATTCCTGATGCACCTACTATCGGTGGGAAATGGACCTAACAAAGTAATTTAGTAAGACCGAGTAAAGCGCCCCAAATTTTCCTAGAAATGAGAGAATGACCACATGGCAGTGAAACGTTTTGATGGTACCCAGTGGGTCAACTATGCAGGTGCGGGACTGCAGGGTGTACAAGGTACTCAAGGACTCCAAGGACCAACAGGACCTCAAGGAGTACAGGGTACAGCAATTTCCTCTGTATCTCAACAGATGTGGCGTTACACAGCCACAGGCGGTGAGACATCTGTATCAGGTACTGATGGCTTTTCAACAACTCTTGCCTACACAGTGGGCGCAGAAGAAGTCTATGTTAACGGTGTTCTTTTAGAGCGAGGCGTAGATTACACAGCCTCTACTGGTACATCTATCACTGGTTTAACGGCCCTTGTTGCATCTGACGTTGTAACAGTTCTTTCCTATAATGGTTTTGCTGTTGCTAACGCTATTCCTCTTTCTACTGTAACTGCTGCTGGTGATTTAATTGTTGGCACTGGTGCATCTGCTGTTACTCGTCTAGGAGTTGGCTCTTCAGGAACAATCCTTACTTCTAATGGAACTACTCCTGCCTATACATCTACTATTACTGGAACACTTAATAACGGCACCCTAACAGGAACCTTAACGGCGGCATCTACACCAGGAACTTCTGGTCAGTTGCTATCTTCTACTGGCACTGGTGTCCAGTGGGTTGCTGCGCCATCTGCTGGAAGTAACTGGGCACTTTTAAATTCTGGTGGAACTTCTTTATCTGGAACAGTCACTACAATTTCAGGTATTTCTGGAAAAGATAAACTATTGGTGTTAATTGCTGGAGCAGGTACAAACGGCACTGCTGGCGGTGTCATAGGTCTTCAATTTAACACTGACACGGGAAGCAATTACTATGGTGCTGGTGGCGTTGTAGAAAACATTGGAACGAACGGTGGTTCAGTTGCAGGAACCTCTTACTATAGTGGTACAACTACTTCTTTTTATTTAGTAAAAATTGGCCCATCTGCCTCCGCAGGTGCATCTGCTTCGGCAATAATTACAGGTGGCAACTCATCTGGAGTTAAAGTAATAAGTGGAACGGGTGGTTCTGGTGGTTCTGGTCAAGATTATTACCCAAATAGAAGTTATTATTTAAATGGGTACTACAACTCTTCATCAACTATTTCCTCAGTTTCAGTAATAACTGGTAGTTCAAACGCCTTTAATGCTGGAACTGTTTACGTCTATGCGAGTGCATAAGGATAAAAATGAAACATATTGAAAAGATATTTGACGTATCAATTAATCAAGAAACAACTGTTGAACGTGATTTTACTGCCGATGAACTTGCGGCATACGAAGCAGACCAAGCAGCCCAGGCTGCAGCAGAAACAGAAGCAACAGCCAAAGCAGCAGCCAAAGCAGCAGCCAAAGCCGCCCTGCTCACTAAGTTAGGTATCACCGAAGAAGAAGCACAACTACTCCTTGGGGGTAACTAATGACAAACGCTAGACAAGAGGCAAACCTTGTATCGGATATAACCGCCAAGGGCGATATTGTCGTTGGGTCTGCTGCTCATACACCTTCAACTTTAAACGTTGGCGCAAATAATGCTGTACTTGTTGCTAACTCATCAGCCACTCCTGGCGTTAACTGGACATCTACTCTTACAAGCGTAAACGTTGTAGCGCCCATTGAGACCTGGACAACATCTGCTACAGCGGCAACTGGAACAGTTAACTTTGACTGCTCTACTCAGGGCGTTTTATACTACACAACTGCGGCAATTGGAAACTTTACGTTGAACTTCCGTGGTAACGGAACAACTTCTCTTAACACACTCCTGGCTACAGGTCAGACAATTACAGTAAACTTCCTCTGCACAAATACAGGAACACCATTTTATGCCAACGCATACACGATTGATGGAACAGCAGTAACTCCTAAATGGTCAGGCGGTACGGCTCCATCAGCGGGTAACGCATCGTCCGTTGATATTTACTCATTCACCATCTCAAAGACTGGTTCAGCAACATACAATGTATTTGCCTCTGGTCCTACAAAGTACGCATAGAAAAGGCGCCCAAATAAATGTCTCCTCTATTTTCTCCAGTATCTGCTGGTGGTATCGGTAAAGCAACAGTTAACGCTTCTACTGGTTCACCAACAGTAAATAACAACGCTCGTGCTGGTAAAGCAATCTATCAATTTAACGGCTCTGGTTCTATTACTGTAGGCACTGCTGGCTATGCAGAAATATTGGTTGTTGCTGGTGGCGGTGGAGGTGGTTCTTCTGGTGGTGGTGGTGGCGCTGGTGGTGTTGTATATAGCGCTTCTGCATTTATTCCTTCTGGTACACGCACTATAACTGTTGGTGGCGGTGGAAATGGTGGAAGTACAGCGTCATCTCCACCTAGTTACAGTAATAACGGAAGTTTTAGTGCTATTGGTTTTATTAATGCAGCCGATGGGTATGTAGCAATTGGGGGTGGTGCTGCATCAAGTACCAGTATTTCTAGTGTTCCAACTCCAGGGCAAGGGGGAGGTTCTGGTGGAGGCGGAGCAGGCGGTAACGCTAATCACGCAGGGGGTGCAGGAACTCTAAACCAAGGAAATTCTGGAGGTTCTGGTGCGTTATCTTTTGCTGGAGGCGGTGGGGGCGCTGCAAATGCTGGTGGCGCTGGTAGCACAAATGCTGGTGGTAATGGTGGAAATGGTTTTGTTACAAACATTAATGGCTCTTCTGTTACATACGGTGGCGGTGGTGGTGCACGGGTTGGTTGTGGAGGAGGCGCAGGAGGCTCTGGGGGTGGAGGAGCGGGACAACCCAATTGTGGTAGTGCTGGAGGTTCTGGAACTGCTTATACAGGGGGCGGTGGTGGTAGTTCTGGGGGTGGAGGAGGTTCTCCCTATGGTGGTGCTGGTGGTTCAGGTATTGTGATTGTGGTGGTCGGATAATGGCACATTTTGCAAGAGTAGAAAACAACATTGTTCGTGAAATAATCGTTGTTAACAATGAAGTACTTGGTAATGCTGACGGTTTAGATGGAGAAGAACTTGGTATTGCTTTTTGTAAATCTCTTTATGGTGAGAATACTGAATGGAAA